CTGGCGATGGGCCAGATGTGTATACGGCGGCTTGAATTATATTGGTAGAATTTTTGCTTATAGATACAGTATTCGTTGTAGCCCTTGCAAAACAAAATAAATCACTTGCCCCGCTAATAAGTGCATCTGTTTGCAAATAAATCGTACCCTCCGTCTGCCCGATGCATCCGCTGACTGCTCCTGATAGGCTTATGACATCTGCGTTGCGTGTTGCGCTTGCGGTTGTTGTTGGGATGAACGATGTCGGTATTGCACCGAGTTCAACTTGTGGGGCAGCGAAGGCGATGCCAAGACCTACTTCTGGATTGAATGCCGATGTAACCCCACTTGTTGGCCCAATATTAAATAGGGTCAAAGTACCACTTGCGGTCATTGTAAAGGTTTCGGAGCAGCGATAAACGTCCGTTCCCCATTGTTCAATCCTTCGAATCCTGTTCGTTGTGCCTGCGGTGTTGTAAATCATACCGCTGCTAAATGAACCGCTGACATCAAATCCCGAACCAAGGTTGCCGGATGCTGCACCAGTTATGAGCGCAAAATAACCACCAATCGTGTGAGTTCCCGTTTTTTTCATTAAGAAGGAAATCGTGTAGGTGCTACCACTTGCAAGGGCAACATTGTTGTTGGGCCTTGACAATCTTCCTGCTGATGAGCCAATTTGACCTCCACTCACCGCAACGGTCAAATTGTTTCCACTCACACCGATAACATCCACATAACCGCTTGTTAGGTTTAATCCCAAAGTCCAATTCGTTGCGGTGTTCTCCGAGTTAAGGATTGCATTTGTCCCACTCGCCTCCACCAAGAGAGCAGGGCATCCAGCCGTTCCACCGCTGGTATAGTAATCCAAGCGAGGCACACCCGAAGCCACCGACTCAATCAAGCCAGCCGAATTGAATCGGGTCGCAGTCGTTGCACGGGTAACGTTGAAGTCCCCCGATGAACCGAGAACAACCCCAGCCGAAGTCGTAGCGATTTGGGTGTAGAGTTTCCCCGTCTTAAAGCGAGCAGGGACAATAAGTAGTGATGGACTTGCAGGCATCTGCTATGCGTTTAGGAGATTATACATTCGGACTTCGAGGCAATTGATGAAAGCGACCTCCGCAGCGTCAGCCAAGTCGGTATTCGCCCGTTGCATAAACGGCTGCCAAGAGTTGGAATAAAAGACGAAGAAAGCGTATGATTGGAAGGAATTAATGAATCGGGTTTGGAGGCATCCATTGACCGCAGCCTCCGCAGGCAAAGCCCCGTCAGCATCTGCACGTTGGTTGAAGGCAAGCCAAAACGGATTGCCACCGCCAAGCAGTTGGTTCGTGGGATAGCCGTAGCCGTAACCTATCAGCATTAGAGGAATGTAAATCCGATAACCGAACCGACGCTTGGAGTTACCGCAGTAATCTTACCTCCGTTGCGACCGCTTATCACGATGCCAGCGGAAAGGGATTTGCCACTAAAGTTGTAAGCGGTTAGCAGGTTTTCGCTTCCAGTTCCGGTTAAAGTTGTGAATGTGGCTGCGGTGTTGACTACAAGGAAGTCGTAGTTTTTGCCGGTAACGGTTCCGTCAACGAACTCCATCGTACCACCTTGGCCGAGCATTTGTTGCAATATGGGTGTAGGCATTTTTTAGCGTTTAATTGTAAATGTCTTTTAAGTTGGAATTTCACAAATCGAATGGCCGTAGGGGATTTCAAAAGTCATTGTCGCCTGCCACCCTGCGGTGCGGTCATCTCGGCTCTCTACAAAGCGTGTAAGCGATACGCTGGATGAGAGGGTCCAGTCCTCGTTCGGGTCGTTTGTAAGCGACGATATGAAGTCCTGTGCAATTTGCAGTTGGTCGCTTAGGACCTCGTCCTCGTTGTCCTGCCAACCCAGCGTAGGGCTGCCCGAAACCACTCCGCCCATCGGCTTGATGGATTCAACACGGTCAGAAAAGTAAACCCCAACCACCAAGTCCAAAGTACCAGCGTCAGTACTTGCAGACTGAACGTCCGCAAAAACGAGCGGATAGACGATTCGCTCACGGCTTGGGGTTCGCAGGTTGATGGTGTTGTCCGTGCCTACCGCAAGAGGGTCGCCCGTCCCGAAGGAGTTTACTTGCGGATGGTTGTTGGCAAGGTCCAGCAGGGCTTGCTTGATTTTTATCCAAGACATAGTTTTGCAGTTTCAGTATGTTCTTCTTGTGCGCACCCATCGTTAGCAGTCATTACACGCCCCGAATTGACCGTAGGGATAGGGGTAGTCCAAGTTGCTGATTCCCATTCTTCGGTTGCGGTCAAGGACCATCCCGGTGCGGTAGTTGGTGGCGTTCGGGTAGATGGTATCCAACGCAGAAGGAGGCGAGTTCCACAAGGGGTATGAATTGCGGTTCTCCATTAGGTATCGGGTAATGCGTTCGGAATACCACTCGGCATCGTTCTTCACTTTGTCGGTCAGCCGGGTAATCTCTTCCATGCTCATTTGTGAGGACTCTTCGCTCGTTCTGCGAACCATCCCCTTGTTCATGTACTTGAACGCAAGAACCATCGGCAACTCGTAGTAAAGCCATTGAATCATTGCGGGTTGGATGTAGTCCTCCAGCAGCGTTTGGTTGAGTGCAGACGTTGAACCGCTGACGACCTGCGTAACCAATTCCCCATACAACGGAGAGCCAACGATGGGCTGAATCCGCATCTCCTGCACCTTGACAACCGTTGGACGTATCTGCGTGTAACTGACGTTCTCGTTGATTATCGAGTTGTCCAGTAGCGTTTCTTCGCTTATGAATAGTGCCTTCATGCCTTGCTGATTTTATTGCCTTTACGGATTACCAACTGCTGCTCCCATACATGGCGACATTGGGGGCGATTCACTCCGCTGGGCGTGTGATACCAACCGCCTCTGCGATTCCAAACGGAATATCCCATGATTGCAGAAATCCCGTCGATGTCCTCACGGGTGTAAACCTTGCCTTGCCCGGCTAAGTCCAACATGACCTTGCAGAACTCACGGCTGGAGCCTTTGTCCTTGTTGCTGAATCCCGTGGCCCATGCGTATTTGTAGCGGACCTCCAGTACAGGCTCGGCCACTTCCTTCACGTTCTTTGGAAGGTTCTGCTCGGCTATCTTGTCCACGGCCCGGCTGATTGGGTAGCGGTCCTTGGTAATCAAGTAGGCGACACGCTTGGCGACCTTGGCCTTGCTGACCCCGAACTCCTTGGCCATTTCTTCAACCGATGCGTCCCGGTTCTTCTTGCGATACGCCTCAATCTTCTTATCAAGTTCAACCTCTTCTTCGCCCAGTTCGGCAAAGGCCAAGCGGATGTTTTCGTCTATGTTGGAGTCGAACCGCATCGGCTTGGAGTGCATGACGTGGTAGTCGTCTGCATGGCTTCCAAACTTGCTTGCAACCACTTCCAAGACCTTGAACTCTTCATCGCCCCATCCGTAGTCCTCGTCCTCATCGGGTTCGCTGAACTCTTGGGACTGAACGCCCAGCATCGTGTCAATCTCTTGGGCAGACAAACCGAACCCTGCTGACAACATGGTCCGAGCCATTTCCAGCGTGATTTTCTCCTGCATGTACTGCCTGACAATTCGCATCAGGTTTTGGTACTCACGGCCCGATAACTTCTTGATGTTGTCATTGCTCTGCAAGGCTTCCACGGCTTGCGGTTGCTCGTCGGGTTGGGGGTTAGGTCCAACCACATCGGCAGGTTTCTCAAGCGGTTGCAGACCGGCCTTTTCCCGAAGTTCGTCTTGGGTCATTATCTGCAACAGGGCTTGTTCGCTTAATCGCTCCGTGATGGGTTCCACAGGTATCAGTTCCATCCCTTCGACTCCGTTGAACGAGCCGAGGTAGTTAATCATCCGCTCCACCTTGCGAACCCGGTCGTTGACGTAGGTCGCTTTGAATAGTTCGTAAGCCTCGACCAATTCGTTGCGACCACCCAATTGGCCTTCGGTCTTTACTCCGAATAGCATGGGGTTGGTAACACGGTGGGCGATGAATATCTCTTGCTGGATAGCCTTGTTCAAGATTTCAAACTGCTTATCCATGTCGCTCGGTGTGAGCGGTTCCAAAGTCGGGGCCTTGGCTGCATCGTCGTTGAAGGTTACAACGAAGCGACCAGCGTTGTCGGTTCCCGAAAACTTACGCTTGATTTGACGCTCAATGTCGCCCTGTTCTTCGGGGGTCGGGATGCCGTTGTTGAAGTTTATCAAGTACCCCCCCCAAAAGTTGTTGCGGAGGTTGTTGTTGTGGAAGTTAGCCACTTGCACGTCTGCCTCAATCCAAGCGTTCCCCCCGATGTATTCGGGGAGAGGATAGTGCTTCACGCCTGCTGCGTACACCCGATAGTAGAACAACTGCTTACCGAGGCGGTTCTCCGGGTCGAAGGCAGGGATTTTCTCGATGTCCCCGACCTTGGGGAACAACTGCATCATGTCGTCGTTGTACCAGTCAGCGACCTGAAACATCTTCTCCTCCTTGTCCACCCGGATCTTTTCGAATGGGACGTGTTCCATCTTGGCGATGGTCCCAAGTTTGGACCAAGTAACCGCAACCGCAAAGCCGTTGAAGATTTCCAAGTCCAAGACCAGTTTCTCGGTAATGTCGTTCAGGTCCTCGGTGCTTGACATTCCGTCAAAAAACTTGATGAACCGGGCTTGTTGCTCCACGGTCAAGTCATCCCCTGCCTGCCATCCACCGCCCATGATGTAGTTCACTTTGCCGTTGACGATAGCGTTGTGCTTGCTTGACCTGCGATAGTTGTCAAGGAGGTAGTAGGGGTACTCGTTGGCAAAGCCGTAGGTGATGTACTTGCCGGAACGATTCTCCAGCATTACAGGGACCTTATGCTCTATCCCAAGCCATTGGGTGAAGTGCTGCGTTGACTTACTCATAGCGTATGAACTGTAAATGAAAGGGATGAAATCGTGATACTTCCACCGCTATCGATTGCGTTGACGTAGATGGTGAACTCATCGTTGACCGCACCAGTAACGTAAGCCTCCGTATAAATCGCATGGCCGTTCGTGTGAGCCGTTGTGATGTCAGTCATTGACTGGTCAATCGTTGTGCCGTTCTTGGCGATGTAAACCTTGATTTGGTGGTTGTTGCCCTGTGCAAAGACCATGGACGCAGCGATGCGAAGGGTTGCACCCGTTGTGCCGGTGTAGGTCAGCGATGTCGTGGTCCTTGAAAAGTTGTAGGTTGACAAAACGCCTGATTTCATCGCACTTGTCAACTTGACTCTTTGCCCCTGCGTTGGGGTGAAAGCCGTGTTGGTATCGAGGTAAAGGTTTGCAAAGCCCCGTTCCCGGTCAAGCGTTGCGGTGTCAGCAAGGTCGTCGAATAGACCACCAACACGGGATGCGGTGTTCGCCCCGGCAGCGGTTTCGTTGGTGATGGTTAATGCACTATCTTGGAGTTGGCTTCGTGTTTGTACGCTCATTAGGCAAAGGTTGAATCAAAGGTTGAATCGAATACCCTCACGCTTGATGCGAGGAAGGTGTTGTAAGTGATTGTGTTTGCGTAGGTGTTAAAGCCTACTGTTACGGTTTGTATAAATGCCAAGCCCGTTTCAACCACCGCAAGGGCTGCTGAAACCGTGCTATTGGTATCGTAAACTTCATACTTATACGAGCCTGTTTCAAGCGACCCCACGGCAATCGAAAATTGGTCATAGCGGTTGGTATAGTTGGAAAGGTTGGCAGATTTCAGCAAGGTGAAATCGGTCGTGGTGTTCTTGGCAATGCTCGTAAGTCGCAAGATGTAGCGGTCCCCCGTGCTGGCTCGCTCGGTCCAAGTAACCGTCAGGGTGTTGGTTGTGTCAGGGTTCAGGTAAAGCATCTGCTTGTAAATGTGCGATGCCCCCGAATTTCACAATTTGCGCCCAATCTGCCTGTACAACTCGGCCCGCTTCTTGGCGGTTTCGGCCACGTTGAACTGCTTTTTGATGTCGGCCGTTAGGTTGTCAGCCAAGCCTTTCCGAAGGTCGGGGTCAAGGATTAACTGCTTGATGTACTTGTACCAGTCCTTGGGCTTGTTGTAAGGAATGAGAAACCCGTTCTCCCCGTGCTTGATGACATCGGTGTAGGGGATGGTTTCGGATGCGATGATCGCCTTGTTCATCCACCCTGCCTCTACCACCTTCAACTCGGACTTGAGTTTGTTGAACTTGGTGTCCCGGAGCGGTGCAAGGGTTACGTTCACGAAGTTGTAGCCCCCCACATACGAGTAGATGTCAGCAGCCTGAATGCGTCCGTAGTTCGGGTTGTTCCCTTGGTCGCTTATGATTTTCTCGTAGCCCTCGTAAACGGGGTTGTTATCATTCCAACCTCCGAGGTAGAGCCTGTACTTGCCATCCAAGTTTGCGTCCCATCGTAGTTTCTGCATCCCTTCTCGTAGCAGTTCCATGTCCTCTCCGTGCTGCGCACCTCCGAACCAACCGAACTTCACGAGGTGCTTGTCGGGTTCTTCTTCGGGGTTGGGGATGAACTGCTGGTAGGCTTCGTAGGGTTCGTTCTGCAGAATGCTCACATTCGCATTTAGAGGCCGTATGCGAGAGGCAAGATGCTCTGTGGTACAAGTTACCCAGTCAGCCAATTTGATGTGCTTACGGATGACCTCTGCGAGTTTGGTTTGATGATAGTGGCGGTACATGATGTGTCCGCTCTCAAGGACCCAATAATCGTCCAAGTCAAGGATGACTTTGGCCCCGAATTGGGTCAGGGCTTTGTAAACATTTTCGACTTGCTCCATGGTTCCCTGACACCAAAGCCGGCTGAATAAAAACAGGTCAATCGACTTCAACCCCTCGTCGCTGATGGTCGTGATGTTCTCGACGCAGACGTAATCAAACTCCGGGTAGTTGTCGCCAAGGTAAGCGTTCGGCATTTCTAACCGATAGAAACTGCACCCGGTTGGATGGGCGTTGTAAACGATGCAAATCTTCATGGGGTAAAAATAAGAAGGGCAGCCATTGCTGACTGCCCTCCCAAACCTCAGATGATGAAAACCTGATGCGAAGATACTACGAACCGAGTATCTGTGCAGTCGATGGTGTAAAGACTGTTGATTCAATCAAGAACATCGGGTCGGGTTCCATCCCGGTAAGCGTCAACTCGTAGCCACTGCGGTCCCCGAAGGCAGTACCAGTTCCAGCGGTTCCAGCGGTTGCTTCCAAGCCGTTGGCAGAACCCAGCAACCAATAACGGTTGTTGTTGTCTTGAACGATGACGATGACTCGGTTGCGTACCAGCAAGCGGAGTTCGTTGCGGACTGCGACTTGCAGTTTGTTGATGGTGAATGTTACTTCGGGGGTGTAATAAACCGAGCCGTTCTCGATGCTCGCATTCAAGGTTTCAGTCAAAGAGGACGTAGCCTTGGTCAGATCATACTCGAAGAACCCACCCGAAGCGTACCCCGTGAAGCCCGTTACCGCACCTGAAAGGTTGGCATTGCAGGACCCCGTTGGGATGAAGGATTGGACGTAGATTGTTTTGATGCCACCGACTGAATCTCGGCATCCAAGGGCGTAGCCAGTTGTTAAGGAGCAGGACATATGTGTATTTGGGTTTTAAGTTTCAAGAGAACAAAAAAGTGAGGGGAGGTTTCCCTCCCCCCTACACATTAGGTCAACTTGAAGTCAACAACCAAGTCAGGGTAAGCGATTTGCACACCTGCTTTGAAGGCTGCTTGGAAGCGGACTTCATCGTTGTCTTTGCTGAACCAAATTGAGAACTGTTCCTCGTCGCTCAACAAGTCGGTTCCGTAGAAGAAGTTGCCGAGGTAAGAAGAAACGATGCGGTTAGTTCCAGTCAAGCCGGGAACTGCGATGACACGGACGTTTGTGCCGGGATACATGATGTCCCCGTCAGCAAGGCCGGCCAAGTCAACTTGGTTATACAGGACGTTAGCGGTTGATTTGAACGCACCAAGCAACGTACGGAAGTTGTCCCAACCGCAGAAGATAACCAGGTCCGTCTTGGTCAAGATGGCCTGTGGGATTTGGTTGTAGATGCCGTCGAAGATGGCGATTGCGTTGCTTGTAGTGATACCAACGGACGCAGAAACCGCTCCTGTGTTACCGCTGATGGTAGAACCCGAAGCAGCGTTCAACAACTGGTTGACACCTGAAAAGTAGGTGTTGCCCTTCCAAATAGCGTTTTCCAAAGCCTCTGCGATACGGAGAGCCTTCTGCTCGGAGAAAGCCTGCTCGAAGGGAACACTCTCGTAGTTAGAGCCAGCGGTTAACTGGGTCTGCATCCAGTATTGTTCCAAAGAACGTGGGCAAAGGGTTTCCTGCACCTTCATGCGTCCAACGGTGATATTCCGCTGGGTGAAGGCAGTCGTGCCTGAAGTTGTGTAACCGCAAGCATCACCGCTTTGAATCAAAGCATCGGTGTCCATGAGGTTGAGGGCAGCAGCGAACTTGATGCCCACCTGCTTGGTGAACAGGGCTGCTGAACGGGCCGAGAACACGGCCTTGGTGATGAGAGGAAGCCTCTCTTGGTCGGTGTAGGAGGTTAATCCTGTGAACGAATATGCCATTGTTAATGGGGGTTTAGGGGTTTAGTTTTTTTTGAGTGATTGAAGTGCTTGTGCGAGAGCATTGAAGTTCTGCGATGCCTGAGCCTTGCGTTGCTCAACGATTGCTGAACCGCTGGCCTTGGGGGCTTCGGCTGGGAGTTCGGAAACCTTCTCGACGATATCGGCCATGGTTTCAACCTGCGATGCGAATGCAGACATTTTCTCCTTCATCTTTCCCATCTCGGCATAGGCTGCCTTGAGTTCTTCCATGATGGCTCCGAGGTGCTTGGCGACGATAGCCTCAACGACTTCGGGGGTCATGGCAGGATAGGCTTCTTTGATTTCCTCGGTAACCTCAACGGCTACTTCGGGAGTGATTTCAGCAGCAACAGGCAACGGCTCGATGACCGGGGTTGCTACTTCGGCAGCGATGACCTCAACGATTTTGCCTCCTTCGGTCTTGATAGTACCAACGCCTTCAACAACGTGCTCGCCATCGGGGGCAGGGAGAGTTCCGTCTTCGGCTACAACGTAAACGGCAGTTCCGGCAACGAGGTCCCCGTCAACACGGACAACCGTGCCATCAA